ATTTGTATTACCTGTCTTTAGAATAAAATAACCAGTTGCCAATGATTCGTCATATACTGTGTCATATAAACTACATCCACCATTAAAATAATCAATCGTAAATCCTGTTTGACCTCCACCAATAATGTTATTTTCATCTGAACATTCAACACATTCAGGATAATTTATTAAACTTAATGCAGTTTGATTGTTGATTTGAAATTCTGTTACATTTTCTCTTAAAAAACGATATCCTGACCCTCCAACACTTATTATTGCCTCAGCAAACCAACTAAAAATAAATGTTGCAAAATTTAAAAATTGTAATGTTAAAAATTTAATAACATAATCAAGCGACAATAAAAAATCCGCAATCAATAACGTAAATGTATAATTTCTAAATCCAAAATTTGATGGTGGTGTTAATTTATCACCACAATCCTCTTCTTCTGATGGATGTAATTCATTTATGTTTGTAAAATTTCCACCAACTTGGTAATTACTATGAAAAGATGACACCGTATAAACTTTATTATAATTAAATCTATAAAAATAATCTTTTGGATAATATTTTTCCATTTCACTATATAAAATTCCGTAGTTAGAATAGTTAGGGTCATTTAATGTCGCACCCGTAACTGCGATTTTTGGATAACTATTCCAATCGGTTCCAAAGTAATATGACGCGTCTATTTCACTTTCCGATGAATTAAACTCTCTAATATTTGGAATTAAGTAATCGGCGTTAACTCTTGCTCTACTTAAATCATTATCGTTCATGTCGATTCTAAAACGATAACACGCGGAAGTTGGTACACCTTTATTTGGATCATTAGTAATTTCATTTTCACCAAATTCATTCGTATAGACATAATCCATATTCATTTCAATTGGAAATACAAATCCTCCGTCGTCGGGTATATCTTCTTCTAAATTAACCTCTTCTAATATTGGTCTATTATTTACATCTTTTTTTGAAGTAAATCTAATTGCTTCAATCTTTCCAGATTTAGAAACCAAATCACATTTTCTACCCATTTTCTTTTTGGGTCTACAGTTTTTATTAACTGCACTTTTACCATTGTCACCATATATTCCACCAATAATAAATGCTGTTGGTGTTATATTAATTCCTTTCTCCGATAAATCAAAATCAGTTCTTGTTAAACCAATTTCACAAAAATCATCATTACCCCAAAAAGGAAAAACTTCAATTGTTTTATCAAATGAAACAATTTGTGGTAACGTACTTAAATCTTCAGATGCTTTAAATGAATATTTGTTTTTAAATTTATCCACACCATCACCTTGTCTCATGAAATCGTAAGGTCTTAAAGAGAAACAACCAATATCGGACAAATCAACATCAACGTGAATTGTTTGTTGTCCTAATGGTACACCCCAAATCATAAAGTCACCAGAACTATTTGTTTTAACTGTATACGAATAATAAGTTTCATACACCTCTAAAACTTCTTCTCTTGTTAAAATATCTTCTTGGTCAAAGAATGTACCGGTGGGTTCATGTCCGCCATGTTGTTTTCTTGATGGTAACAAATTGTATCTATAATTGTTACTGTCTTTATCCCCAATTTCAGTATAGGGGTATAACGCAGATATAACTGGGTCGTTTGAATGAATTTCTAATTGTGGAACAAATAACGATACTCTGGCATTTGGTACGCCTAAACCATTATTAACTGAAATACGACCACATACGACGCCATAATCCGAACACATAGATGAATAAACATCCTTTTGAGTGAATCTTAATGATAGAACTTCCAAAAAATCAAAATCTTGTTTTAATTCAAGATTGACTATTTGGTCCTTCCCAATGTTTGTGGATATTCTATGCTTCTGTATCATTCTTTTAATAAATAGAAAAAAGGAGATTTTCTACTATTATAAACAAAAAACATTTTAATATGTAGTCGTTCCTAATGTTTTGGTTCTAACTCTAATATCGGTATTAGGGAACCTTATTTGGAATATTTGATTAGACTTCATAAAAATAGTCATATCTGACTGTAATATTTCCTTGGTTAAAGTGTCTTTGTATGCCATTGCTGTTTCTGATGATGAATATAATCCACCAATCTTATTATACGCCCTGATATCAATTACATTCACTACTCCAGGTATTTGACCAATATATCTAATTAAATCTCCAACAAATAACGGGTCACCCATTTTTCTTTTGGAAATGTCAAAGAAATCTGTGGTATCGTTAATTGCAGTTTTAATGACATCTGTCGGGTTTTCGTTTTTATCAATGATAATATCCATTTCCAATGATAAGTCAATAACTTCCCCACTTGCAATATCAATATAGTCATTTATCATTCTATATTCAGAAAGATATTCTATAATATTACTTTTTAATGTGTTTGAAACTGTGTCAGATAAATTACCACTATCATCGTAAGATAAAATTTTAATTTTTACCTTATTATCTTCTTCAACGACATTAACTTTTGATGGTGCTCCAAATGTTGCAGGCATCAACTCAATTATTGATTTATAATCGTTCAATGTTACCGCTCTATTTTGTGCCGCAAAGTTAAAAGAAATCATGTTTCTTAATTCTTCAATTGTTGGTTGGTCCGCCCCACCAACAGCAGGTGTTATATTTGTAACTCTCATAGATTGAGTAACTTGTGTGTTAATTGTAGATTGTGGTCCATTAACGTCCAATTCCATATTATCAATACTCGTAATAACATTTACACCTAAATTGGAATCTTTACCTCCACCGACTCTATATTTTATGAATAAGGTTGTACTTGATTTTGGTATTGCTCCCAATGACATATTATTAAGATAGGTTGAGAGGTTTACTTTCATTGTACCGTTCATATGACTATCTAAATTGTCTAATGGGTCAACATTACCTGAACCGAATGTAACTGAAAAATATCCTTCTGGTGTGTATTCAGTTACGAATTTATTTGTAACGGTTTTATTGGTTCCCGCCTTAAAATTATTTTTATCTGATACTGCGGTTGGGTCTGGTACAAAAACTTTATCCTGTACCAAACTTTTAACTTCATACCATTTATTCGTTAAATCACTAAATTCATTTGAAGTTGGGTTAGCTCCGAAGTTAGTACCATCTTTATGTATGATACTACTAACACCTAACACATCTTGTTCGGGTAAATATAATTTTAAAAATGGTTTTTGGTCTAATGAAGTAATCACTCTTCTATAGATTCTTGTAACACCATTAACTACCGCCTCTCTTTTTGTGATTGTATATGACACTAATTGATTATTAGCATTAAAATTTGGTATTTTTAATCTATTTGGTTCACCTTTACTATTAAATGGATCTGAAAAATCTACGTCCTCTACTGTTTCAAAAATTTGTCCTCCTCCCGATACTTGTGTTCCTGATCTCATAATTCCCAAATATCTTTCATCTTCCTTATCACCTCTAACCGGAACATTCATTGAAAAGTCACATAACGCAACTGAAGGTCTTTTACATGGTATTTTCATACCATAAGTTTTTGCAATATGAAATAACGATTGTCTTTGTTGAGCAAAATCTAACATTGTTTCTTGCCAAACTCTATCTATATGGAAGTGTAAGTTATCTGCAACCGCAGCATTTAAATCTAATAATACTGAAAATATTGATGCGTCGTTGGTATTCTTAACCAAGTCAGGATAATATTGTGTTGTTAGATTTACTAACTCTTCCCTTAAACCCGCAAAATCTCTTGTTGCGTATGATATTTTTTTACTCATCTTAAATGTTTAGTATTATAAAATCCGAAGACGTAAATGCCCCGTTATTTACTGTATATTCAATTTTAACTACAGCAGTATGTGGTTTTTCAGAATAACCTGAAACCCTAAAAAGTCTATTATCTTCATTTTCTTGTGGTGATACAATTTGGTCTGGGTCATCTTCTGCTGAAACCACTATTATTGAGGTTAAATCCAAATTAGGAATATATTTTTTTACAGAATCACGAATTTCACTTTCAATTAACCCAAATGTAACAGCGTCGTTTTGGTCAAAGATGTATTGATACAATCTAGTACCAAAATCAGGTAAATAATATCTACTACCCTTCTTTGTCAATAGGAGGTGTATTAAATCCGCTCTAATCTCTCTTTCGGGAGTTCCAGTCATCTTTAAAAACTTTCCTTCTAAACTATCCCTAAATGGGAAATCAATTCCGTAGGTTGCTGCCATATTCAATAAATATAAACAATACGAAAATGGTTATGTATCTTCTTTTATTTTTGTATTTCCTTTTTGATGTGCGGGTAGGTAGGGGCATCCCGAACATCTGTTACCACAACAGTATCCTCTATTTAATAAAAAAAGAGAAGTCAGAACCATTAGCCCTGACTTCTCATCTATGTAATAATCTACCCCTTCTACCATTAGATACTTGTAATTTCACAACTTCCACCAGAACATGCTTGAGCTGCAAAGTCACTAATATCTTTATATTGAGGTCTGTCTAAAATTTCACCAAAATTAACTTCTTTAAATTGACGAGTGATGGTTTCCCATTTATAAAATAAATGAACGTCTTTTAAACAATAAACCATTTTCTTCATATCACCTTTAAAGTAATTCTTTGCAAATTTCTTTGCCCTTGATAACCAATATTCTTTTAATAAAACTTGTTCTCTTGTTCCTGTTAAAGTTATACTTCTATCTAATAGAGTATCACAAGCTAACCATAAGTTTTGATTAAAGTAATGTAA